TTACCTTCGTTAGTCTCAGGACATTTTACTGGGTATTCACGCCACATTACGCCGTATCTAAAACTATCAATAGCGTGGTCATTGCGTGTTCCGTTGTCAATTTCGTCAGCATCTTTAGTGTGAGTCATCGTTTCTGACAATTGTTTAATTAAGTTTGGACATGCACCACGAACGATACGTAGTTTAGGTTTTAATTCACCATTTACAAATTCTGTTGCGGCAAGCCACTCTTTAGTTCTTGCCCACCCAGCTTTTCTGTCTTTCACCGCTCTAACAGCTGGCAAGTTTTTTTCCCACCAACATTCAACAGGGTATTCACCAATTCGCTCTTCAACATTTTTAGGAGGAAACGTATTAGCCCAGTCATAAGCAATTGCCTCTAACTTTGTATTCCAAGGGCCATTTCGTTTGCTTTTATCTGCTGGTGTCCCAACTTTATGTTTTTCTAAAAACTCGCATACGAGTTGTGCTTGATCAGAGGACACTTTTCCGGCTTCATACCATTCTCCTAGTACATATACGTTTTCGCGTTCATCACTTGCATATAAAAGAAAGCATGCTGGTGCTCCGGTGCCATAGTCATGGCTGCCCCAATATCTCCACCATGGTTGTGCTTCTACGTAATCAACAACATGCCACGGTGTTCCATCTTGACCATACTCTCTAAAGTCAGGGAAAAATCTTCCGCCTACTCCGACATCATGCTGACATTCTCTTAAAAAAGATATTAACCCAAAGTCTTCTATTTCACGCTGGCAGACTTCTAAGTTTTTATGCTCCCATGTTGCTGTGCCTGCAACTATCTTCCAGCTTGTTCTGCCATCCTCTTTTTCAATAGGCACATATTCCAACCCTTCAATTGCTGGAACAATAGGTGACTGAATGCGGTTTTGAAGCATATCTAACTCACCGGATAGGACGCGTGACATAACGCTATTGCTATGTATTCTGTTTTGTACAAACACAATTGCGCAATCAGTGCTTTTTGCTGGCAAAATTGTTGCCGTTATAGTTTCAATTTTCTTTTCAACTCTGTTGACGCTGTCACCTAATTCGTCAATGTCATCTAATATGATCATGTCTGGTCTAAGGTGGTCAATCTTAACACCACGAGCACCAGTGTCCAAACCAAACGCTAATACGTTAAATCCGTTAGCAGTGCGTAGCTTTGACGCATTCCAACCTTTTGAAAATCCGTATTGGTTTACTGCTCGTTCAATGCCACAGCGCTCCATAACTCCAGCAATGTCACTTACGTGCCTATTTGCAGCATCTTGTGTTGCGCACACATATAACAAAAATCTTCTCGTTGCGCGTACGGCTGTCCAACTTGAAATTAGTTCGACGGTAGTAGACTTGCCTCCGCCGCGAAACCAACATTCAATCAAAGCAGGTGGAGCAACACCTTGTTCTAGTTCAGATGCCCATTTCCAAGCTCTTTTGTGGTGCTCTCCCATTGGGGAATTTGCAGCATGTGGAGCATTCATTTTTAACCATTGAGAATAATCTAATTCAGAACCCGGTAGCGCAACAGCTTTACCACTATCGTAATCACCGGTTTCAATTATGTTTCCAAGTTCTGATTCAATGGCTTCAAGCAAAGACAACGACAATGGCTTGTCAGGCCTTACGTGTTTTTTAAAGTTTTTTGGCGTTATACGCGTATTAACTAACGGTTTCATTTTCTTCTATAATTTCCGCGTCAATTACGTCATCTTCTTGATATGTTTTTAGTAATTTACTAATGCCACTTTTGATTAACGTCATCTCTTCTGGGTCTTTTACGGATGACTTAATAACGCCTAGTACTTGCATTATTAAACTGTACGCTTGATCAACCTCCAAAGTGTATGCTTTTGTGTGCATCATGCGTTGTTCTATTTCAATTACTTTAGTTCTTTTCTCAATTAATTCAACGACATCTTGTGAGGCATTATATACATCAATTCCGTCTGTAATCATTTTTCCTAACACGGCAAATTCTTCAACAAATCCGGGGTCTGACAGCATCCTACTACATAATGTAAATTGACTTTTTATGTTGTTGTAGTGGTCTACACTAATGCCTTCAGACGCTGCCTCAGCTCTAACATCCATCAATGCTGTTAAATACGCAGTGTCGTCTTTTAAGCTAAATAACTCCGGATCATCTCGTAATTCATCTATACGAGAAAGCAATTTAGGCGCAACCGACGCAAATCTTCTGCGTTGCGCAGACCACAATCCAGTTTTAAATGCAGCTGACTCAATTCCAACTGCAGCTTTTCCGCCATGAAATTTACAAAACTGTTTGCCTTTGATTGCCAAACTATTGCAAAGTTTACCTTCCTGTAAAGATGCGCAGCACAACAATTGCTTGCTGCCATTTGGTGATTGTCTATAACGTGGTTCTGTCATGGTGTGAAGTCTGTCGGAACAAAAGGCCTGTCCTTTTTAACTGGTTGATTAGGTAAAACACTCTTAACTGAATTATACGCATTACCTACGGCTCTACCAATACTAGAAGCATCCACTTTATCTACAACAGGCTTAACGTATTTCATCATTGGATGGTTAACATAATGCTTGTGAGCTTGTTCCGATACCCATTTATCAATAGGGTTATTTGGATTATTCCAGCTTTTCGGTAGGTAATTACCTATTCCGTTATCTTGAGCATACTTCATAATCACTGGATCAATTGTCATGCCAGATACGTAATCTTTACCAAAATTAGCTACCGGAACAGCAATTGGCATTGCAGGAACTGTTTCTGGATTACTTGCTGCAATTAACGCAAGTAAAGCATTTGTGCCAATATCAGTAATCTTGCCAGCGCCTTCAACCATTAATGCTCCCTGTAACGCATTTACTTTATTATTTAAACCGGGCTGACTTAAAGCGTTTAAATAATTAGGCACACGGAACATATAAGCATTAGCAGCTTCTTGCACCATGGGGCCGCCTAAAGACGCAATTGCAGATCCAGCTGCCCCTCCTTTAAATGCAGATGCTTTATCAGGATACACACTGGATACTTGAGGCTTTACTCCATTAAAACGCACTGATGTATTTAAAGGTCTATTATTTACAGCTTCAGCAGTAGCATTTAGAAGTCTAAATAACCCAGTGTTGTCTAAAATGTTAGATTTTGGTGGCATTATTTTTCCTTTGGTTTTTCCTGAGTTTGTTCAAATCCAGCACGGAAAGTATCCAATATCCTATTAAATCCAAGTGTAAAGAAAGCCATGACAATATTTCTTTGAACTCCACCACCTCGCTTTTTATTAATTTCGGTTACATTTTCCTTAGCTCCGGGAACATCACCAATTTTAACTAATTCTGTAGCTGCTTTTGGCACACCCCTAGGAGGAACGTGTTTTACAATTAATTTATCTCCGCCGTGCTCCCAAATTTGTGAATAGTCCTTGACCTCACCGGAGGTAATCTTTTCAACTAATTCAAGATATTTATCTGTGTCAAGCCAGTAATGATCACCGCTAACCGTTAGTCCAACATAACGAGAGTTATGAATTAAACTATCCGGTTTAATGTCTTTATTTGCGGCAATACGTTTACGACGAGCAATTTCTAAATCTCTAAAGTGTTGTACTTGCAACTCTGCTGCATACATACGTTGCTGAGCAGGTGTCATCTGAGCAACTTTATCCATAACAACTGCAGTTGGCAACTTAAATGTAAACGATCTTGCTACGTCATCAAGTAATCGTTTCTGTTGTGGTGTTCCCTGCTGATACATAGGTTGTTGCTGCATCCAAGACATAGCAGTTGCAGAACGCAAAGCTGTTCTTCGTGGCCCCGGAATTAATTCAACAGTTGGCTGTTTTGGCTTTGGTGGAACTGGCCCGAGTATTCCTGCACGTCCGGGATCGTTTGGTGCATCATCATCTGCAATGCCTTGCCGACCGGGGCTAGTAAAATCGAGCTGTGTTTTTTGTCTTTCAGCTGGCTTTGCTTTATTTGGCATAGACGGATCCCATAAATGAAACCCAGTTCCAATGTCATAAAATAAATCTTTAGTTGGCTCAAATCCAAAATCAATTGCAGGGCTTCTCCCAATTCCTAACTTTGGATCTCCACTAACTTGCCATTCACGTGTATCAATACGTCTTTGTGCCGCTGCTGTTCTACCGGGTAATACTTCCCCTTCTTTTACTTTTGGCCCTTTCATTAATGCAGCTGCTCTAAGACGTTCAGCATTATTTCTAACTGTAACGTCAAACGTTGAAGCGCCACCAGATCCGCGTGTATAGAATTTTGCAAATTCACCAACTGCAAAATTGTCTATTGACCTATGTTTTGGGTCCGCATAGGTTCTAATTGTTTGCTCTGCTTCATTTAGCTTTTTAATAGCTGCAACAACCGCAGGAAATTTATTTGGAGCTAATTCTTGAAGTCTTGCAAAATCCTCAACCGTAATGTCATTGTCAACACTATTTAATGCTGCCTTTGCTTTATCTAATCGATCTTTTGCCTGTGGATTATTTTTTTGTTCAGCAACAGACATCGCATTCCATCTGTCGCTTGCATCTGCATATTCGTTCCACGTTGTACTTAATTTTTCTGTCACACCATCAAGTTTTGAACGTAATGCTGCAACTTCTGGTAAGTTTTTAACTTGATCTAAAATTGCGTCAACGTCAGCTTTTGCAGATGCTACATCGTCATAGGCTTTGCTCTCAGCACTGGTTTGCCCTTTATTTGGAACTAACTTAGCTTTGGCAACAACTTGTCTTCCATTACCCGTGCCAGAATATTGCGTTGCTTCATAAACAACTTTGTAATATGGATTTTTTTCTGTTGGCTTAATTACTCGTCGTGATATCACTACGTTAGGATTAACTGCGCCATTTTTAAGTTTAAAGTCAATTGTGTTTTTAACTGGCTGCTTGCCTTGTTTTACACCATTTTCATCCGCGTAATTCCCACCTAATTTTTCACTCCAGCCTTCAAGGTCAAATAACTCTGTCCCTTCAAATGAAGACGGATATCGCAATACTGTTTGTGTTCTTCCGTATTTAAGATTTTTATCAACCTTTTCCCAAGGTAATGTTTTTTCTCCTTCCATCCATCTTGCTGCAGCATCTTCTGCTTCAGCCATTTTTTCATCATTAGTGTATTGACTCCATGGGACAAGTGTGCCAAATGGCGCACCGGATTGTGTTTTAGCTCCAAAATTACGAACGCCGGGAAGACCACGTTTATCATAATCTTGTAATGTCATTGGCCCACCAGCAGCAAATGAAATATTTGGATCAACCAATTTGTTAAGTGCTGTTTTATATGCACCAATTGCATTATCAATGCTTTTTAATGCCTCTGGATCATCATTGCCTTCTTTACTTAATTCCAATAAACCTATTTTTTGTTGCAATCCGTCAAGCACAGCTTGATTTCTGGCACCATATGGGGTTCCCGTTTGCAATAAATGTCTAATTGGAGCAGTTAAACTCTCCATGCCAATATTGTCAGTTTTGGCAACATGTTGTTGGAAAGCTGCATAACGTGCTTCTGGAGATGATGATGTGACACTGACGTTCTTAGTGTCAATGTATTTATATAAAGCTTGTCTAGCAGCTTCTACATTTGGAGTATCTGGACCACCGCCAAGCCACGATGCTGAAATCATAGCATCTACATATTTTGTCACTAATTGCTCAGCTGTTTTATCTAAACCTCGTCCATCATCTGCTCGAAATATTTGATTACCAGTTAAAGAGCTGATGGCTCCAGATAATACTTTTTGCCGAGTTGCATTTTTAATCGCAGCAATGTCATTTGAGTTAGGATCTGCTAACATTGCCAGATTATCTAATCCGTCCGAGATTCCACGTTCTATATTATTTTGTACTGTGGCTAAATGATTTGACGCTCTTCTTCGTCGATTTTCATCTCCTTCCATCCCGCGTAATACAGCTCGTTCAACAGGGCTGGACAAATCTCTTGGGCCTTTTGCGTTTGCGCCCGGCAAAACTGTTTGCTCTAATGTGTTATCTTTTAAAATGCTTCCCAAGTAATTAAATTTAGTTAGCACTCCACCTATTTCACCACTGTCATTTGATTTTAATGACCTCAATACATCTTTTGTAAATCCATCTTCGCTTTGCCCAAGCAACGATGTAATACCAAGATTTTTTTCAATATCTGCAGCCAATTCTGGATGCTGCTGCGCTGTTCTATGTAACCAACGCAAAGACTTTTCAAGTCTATGAGCAAACATACCTTGATCGCCATCAAATAAAACAGATCCTGTATTTTGATTGTCATTTAATACAGATGACATGTTCTTATTTAATTCTGCTCTTAACTTTGAATCAGACGCAGCACCAGTAAAAAGATCACTCATTTGCATTCTAAATGCATCTGTACCAGTAATGTTTTTAGTTGGCTGCAACAGAATTGGTGTTCCGTCGGTCGATTGAGCAAAAGAATGATACAAGTCGGGTACTAAGCGACGTGGTCCCGTTTCTGCATTACCTTGTAACTGCAAGCGAGCACCTGCAATTGGATCCCACAATGCAGCTCGTAAATCCTGTACCTCGTTTTTATCTAAACCAATTTGCCCTAATGATTCCATTAGACGTTGTGTGACATTAGATATTGTAGATGTCACACGGTTTGATTGTTGTGCTCCAGTTAATGCAACGGTTTCACTTCCCACTTTATCGGCAAGTGTTTGAAGTGTTCCTTGAAAATCAGGTGATGGGTTTTGTATACCAATTAAAAATTGATCTCTTCTATCGCCAGTAAAACCCATGAGGTCAGCAAGTTTATTTCGCTGTTCCATGCTCATGTCTAAATTGGCAACTAAATTACCTAAAAATTGCGGTTGATTTTTGGCAGTTCCCCAACCCTGTACATTCATGGAAGCCGATTGATTGGATGCAACAGGAAATGCGCCGAGTGTTGTTTGCGGTGTAAATATTGGTGAACGCTCATGCTGAGCAAACATGCCAATGTTACTTGGTGCATCAGCGGAATAACCAGTAATTGCATGTAAAAAATCGGCATTTGTAAATCTGCCTAATGGTTTTGCTGCATCCTCTGGAGTAGATCCATTTTCTAGCTGATTAGGATAGAGGCGTGATAATGCTTCCCACTGCGCAACGTCCTGATCTGTTTTAATACCTTTTGGTGACAACATGTCAGAAAGTGTTGTGCCAAGTCTAATTTTACTACCAAGTAATTTTGCGTCTTCTGGATTCAGCCAGCCGTCAGCAACTTGTTTCATTGCATCCTTAGCTTCTGGCAACGAAAAAATACCTTGTCCGTTTAATTGACTTAATGTAACTCCAGTTAAATATTTACCAACTGGAGATTCTTTAAATCTTTCAAATGAAGCTTCGGCATCATCAATTCCGTTTACTGAATATTTTTTTCCTTGATTAGATGCGCCTTCAACTAACGATAAAGTACTAGCTGCAATTCTATTTCCTTTACCAGCCTCCGTACGTAACTCTGCTAAATGATTTTTTACAAACTCCCAAGTTGTTCTTTGTGCTACAGCTTCTTTTCTTCCTGCAGGGCTTGCAAAATACTCATTAAGCTTTTTGCGCTTTAAGTATTCTTGCATGTCTGTTTCGCCAAGCGCAGCCATTTCAGCATGCGTATTCATGGCTTGCAATTGACCTCGATAGGCGTTTGGATCATCGCCCGGTTTAATTTTAGAGACTTCTTGCGCGTGTGTGTACGCAATATTTGTTAAATTAGGATCACCAAAACTAGTCCTATTTAATATATGCATTAATGCTGAGTCGTACTCATTATGTAAACCGCGACCACTTACGCGTCCCGACTGGCCTCTTACTTCATCAGCAATATGACTTTGAAATGATTGATCAATAAAATGCGTTAAAGCAGTTTCTGGAACCACAGGTGCTGGTTTAATCTTAGACCACTCAATAACTTTTGCTTCTTCATTAGCAGATGGCGTTGACGCCATAAAGTCTCTAAACCCTTGAACGTCGTCAGCAACATCTACTCCATACTTGTCTTTTATTCTTTGTTGGAATGGAGATTTTTCTGCACCTTGTTTTCTTTGTAATGTCAGCCACTCATTTGCAACAATAGACGGACTTCTGCCACCTCCGCGCTGAGCAATGTAATTTTCAAGGCTTGCTGCTTGTTGTCGTACAACTTCCGGATTGTCATTCCAAGCATCTGGTTTAAACTCATGGAATTGATACCCACTTTTTGGAGCCATCCAAGTAGGAACACGTGGTCCTTCAATTGCAGGTTGTGGTGCACCAAAAATAGAATCAAACAAATCCATGTCATCATCTGGAGGTCCAGATGGAGCTGCTGGATTTGGAGATGTTGCTGGTATTAATGCAGAAGTTAAAGCCGATGCCATTTAATTATCTCCCTCGATTTGCCTTGTATACAGTAGTTGCTTGTTTAGTTTTAGCGTTAGTAGGCTTTGTAATAAAGCCTTTCTTGCCAGCATGCTCAATAGCTTCAGCTTTTCTCATTTGCGCTACGCTTGGCTTTGAGGATAAACCATGTTCTTTTTGTTCCATGGCACTTAATGTTTTTCCTGAACTAACTTTTTTGCCATGTTCACCAGATTCAATTTTAAGTAAATTTCTATAAGACAAGGTGTTAATATGCTTTCTCATACTGCCCATCATTTTCGTAATTCTCCTTTAACTGCATTGTTGCCAGCTCGTACAACACCACCTAATGTTTGTGGCTTTCTGTTATCTTCAGGATATGCACCTAGTGTATCTAACAATCGCTTGCGCTCACTTGCTGTTAAGTTATTATTGACATCCTTTATGGATGCTTGTTCTTTTAAAAATAGTCTTTTTCTTGTTAGATACTGAGACGGATCAACCAATGAATCAATTGTGTTAATCCTTTTAACGTAATCCGTCATAACAGTATTTGGTTTACGATGTTGTGCTTCTGGTGTAGATACTTTTGGCGCAACGGTTTTTACTGGATCTATTGATGGTAGTGGCTCATCAATACTCGGTGCTAAACTTTTTGTTCCAGAAGTGGCTACAGGGCGTTGTTTTTTAGTTAAATCTAAAACAACTTGCCCAGTAGGGCCTTTAGTTACAGGGTTAGCATTAGATCTTATTTCTGCTTTAGGAACAGATCCAGTGACGCCAGTTCTGACTTGCTGTGACAGTGATGGCATAGATGTTTGTACAGATTGCTGACCACTCTGTGGTTTTGCTGGATTTGCTTTTGTGTTTAAACCAGCATCCCTAGCTAACACAGACTTTGATTTTGGTGGCCGAATATTTAGTGTAGGTTCTCGTACTGAATTCGGAATTTCAGCCTGTGGTTTTACTGGTTGTGATTTTACTGGAGCTACTTTGACATCAGAAGAGTTAATGTTAGCTGAGCCAATAGATTTCGCTATGGGTGGAGTTACTTTTGTGTTTTGGTTTTTTAATACAAATTTTTCTTCTGATGCTGGTTCAATTTTTGCTTTTCCACCAGTTAATTCTTTCTGTAATGACTCTATTTGTGCGTCACCGTAGTCAGATGCACTCATTGCATCTTTATTTGTTAATCTTGTTTTATTTAACTGATACGCAATACCGTCTTTAATTTGTTGTATTGATGAAATTTTCTGCTCAGGACTTCCTTCTCCGTTTAAAACTTTATCTATTTTTTGCTTATACGCACGTGATCCAGTTTCAGACCAGTCTAAAAATTTTGATGAATCTGATTCTCCGTGAATTGGGTCTTTAAAATCAAATGAAGCTAAGTGATCTGACCAAGCTTTAGCGTCTTGATTTGCAGGTTTTACTGTAGGTACAGCAGGACCTTTTTTAGATGCATTTAATATTTGATCTCGTAATGCAAAACCTTGTTTTTTACTCGTGATTGATTTATTACTTCCGCCACGCGACGGTGGAATTATGCTGCTAACTTTAAATGGTGCAGTGACTTTTCCTTTATTTGCAACATCATTTTTATATGCTTGCGGAGGTGAATGGTCAGCAGGTATTTGAAATGATGCAGGAAATACATAAACTGTTTGTGTTCGTTTTCCCCAGTTATTAGCTTTCTGTTCAGCTTCTGGGTTGTGTTTAGTGCCAGTAGGGTCTACGCCTCCAAATGCTAAATCAATGCGATTACCTTTAATGGCACCGCCATGATCTTTAGCAATTCCCCATCCATATCCCGGAATATAGAATTTACTACCTAGTGGAATATTAGAAGGTACAGCAATATCACCAATACTTACTCTGTCTCCAGCAGCAGTTGTTGGTCCACCTTCCATTCTGTATTTGCGACGTAAAGCAGCAGTAGGCGCTTTAGATGCCTTAGGTGTACCAAAATATCCGCTAGATACAACCTTCCATCTTCTACCAGTAATCGGCTTAGTCATTTTTTAGCCCCGTTATTACTTGCAATTCCATGCACGTAAAGACTTATTAATACGGCTGTTTGGGTCATTTGCTGTTTTGCTTGATGTGTTTTTAGCTTTCATTCCTGACATTCGAGCACAGAATGAAGCTCGTCTACCAGCATCGGCCTTTGTTTTAGGATTAGGGGCAGGAGGCTTTAGATTAGACCCCGTAGTGCGATTGTAATGCGCTCTTCCAGCTGCATTTAATCCGCCAGATGGATTTTGATATTTCTTAATTACACCCATGTTACACCTCAGTAATCATCATACTATAAGCATGACATCAATAACATTACTTACGGTATACTGTGTTTATGGTACATCTATCTAACAGGGAACGAGATGTCATAACTCGTGTTGGAAAACACATGACATCCAAAGACATTGCTATTGAATTACAAATAAGCCCTCGCACAGTGCATGCTTGTTTAGAGAATATTTACTTTAAATTAAAAGTCTCTGGTCATGGTGCACGTACAAGGGCTTACGCTGAAGCAGTAAAACTAAACCTTATTGATTAGTCAGCAAATGGGTCATCAATGTCGTCGGTGTGAATTGCGCCTGCTGGCCTAGGATTAGGTGGTGGAGATTGTTGTCCATCTTGTTCTTTTCTTGAATCAAGTAGTGTCCACTGATCTACCAACACTTTTACAGATTGCCGCTTTACGCCATCTTTATCTGTGTAATTATCTAATTGAATCTTTCCAACAATAGCAACTAAGCGACCTTTTTGAGCATATGTAGCAAGCGCGTCACCAGTTTGACCAAATGCCGTACA